TTGAACCACCATCCTTAACTCCTGCTACGCATTTGTATTTACTGGGTATATATATCTGTCGTGTCATAAGTTAATTTTAATATATTCTTAGTAATTCGTGTATCTTTTTGTCAGCCCAATCGTAACACTCTTTAGGTGTATCGAATTGTTTAGAACATTCTGTAATCCAATTTCCAGACTTCTTACCTCGCTTGTATACTCCACAAATCCAACCTGAACCTGCATTAGCTAGAGGACTTACTTGAATCCACCAACCTATCTCTAGGTAGTAGTCAATGACTCGTTCATTCATCTCTTAGTCTATTGTTTTAGTTTATATTCCGTATTCCGATATGCGATATTGTCTCTATTATCTCCTATATTTCTTGACTGAGAAGGTCTATCTGTTGAGTTAAATATAGCCATTGCTATATCTTGGTTTATATTTTGTTTCATTTGTTAGTTTTTAAAATAATAATACCCACTTTCTTTTTCCTTTTTTAACCTACCATTACCTTTATTTTTGTAGTAATCTAAAGGTTGATTCTCCCATAATTGCCATTCTATGATTTTATCTACCAATTCATTCATAGTTTTTGCAGTTAAATTAAGCTCTTGGTCTTTACCTCTAGTTATTTTTAATGTAATATCCATCTTAGTCTTGTTTAGTAAAATATACCTATTCTCACTCATGTAAAGATTACATATACAACATAACCTTTCGGGGTTTTCTCGTAGTATTGGGTATTCGCATATACATTCTTCTTCGTTCATCTTAGTCTTGTTTTAGTTTATATTCCGTATTCCGATATGCGATATGCGATATTATCTCTATTATCTCCTATATTTGAGACAAGAATTTATCTCTATCCTAGTGATACCTAGTCCATAGTTGGGAAGGAATCCCGCCCTCCCCATCTTAGTCTTCTTTTAAATGTGGATACCTAGCAAGTAAACTCTTCTTGAGTATATCGTGTGTTGGTTTATTAATAAATAGGTAAGGCTCGTAATTACTTCTAGCCTCCTTAACAGCTAAATCCAAATCCCTTAAAGATTGTTTTGCTTTTATATCAAGTTCTTCTTCGTTCATCTTAGTCTTGTTTTAGTTTAGTTGGATAATCCCACACATCAAACCTATCGCTAGACTTGTTTGCAGTTGCTGATACACCAATCTCTCTATCTTTATAATTGTACACAGATAGATAGCAATAAGATTTGCCATCATTACTCTCACGACCATTTTGTATTACATCAGATACAAACGCTAATGCTTTAGCGTCTGAAATAAGTTTACTTCTGTTGTTTACTATTATCTTCATCTTAGTCTTGTTTTTATAGTGTAATTGGTGGTAAGCCGTCTAGTTCTAGCCTAACAAAAGAAAGGGCGTTGCAACCACTCCCATATCTACCCAGTGTGCTACCACCAAAAACATATAACATTAATTACTATTGCGTTAACCCACTATGGAGGCAATCCCCATCGCCCCCATGCTGATTTTTAAACCCCTAGGTTCAAATTGATTGATAGCTATCACGCTGCTACCTGTCGTAATGTTTTAGTATACATCATGCGACATACATAAGAATTTTGGATCTACTATGTCTATCACTATCACCTCTATAACTTTAGTAGACTTACCTGCTTTTGACAACTTAGAGATAAAGTTAACATCCTTATTCAACTCATCAACGCTTTTGGTTTTTATACACGTCTCATATTTAGATTCTTTCCAGACTTTAGAAGGCTTCTCAATACCTTTTACTAGGTTTATAATCCTCCACTTGTAGCGTACAACTGCGTGGTATATCTTCTTCCTCACTACTCTATAACTTTAAGGCTTTCTAACTCGAAGGTTAGATTCTCAACTTCACACCTTAACTTAACTATAATCTCATCTTTTATAGTATTAGCTGACTTATATAGAGCCATGATCTCATCCTGATAGCGTAGGTAATCCTTGATTGCAGTGTTAAGTTTTTGGAATAATATTAAGTATTTATCATCATCCTTAAGAAAACTATCGTGTACCTTTAGGTAGTGAACCATAGAGCTATGATGTCTTCCCATAACCTTACCTATCAGCGTTAAAGGGAATGAGAAATTTCTCCTAATAGCGTTTACTATACACATATTAGCCTCAACTATCTTCCTCTCTCTAGTTCCAACACTATAAAGGTGAATATCATTTTCCTTGTACGCTATCCTAAATAAGACCTTTATAATCTCCACATCATTGCTGGATAGTCTTAAATCGTGTAGATGCTTTGTAGCTTTAACTACAGCCATCTCTAAACCTCTGTCTTTTGTATTCATAATTTTTCTATGATTAATGTTATTACCCACAATATAAATATTATTCCCACTATTAGGTTAATTATATCTTCTACCTCCATAACTAAAAAGCTTCGTTAGGTTCTGATGACGAAGTAAACTTACTATCGAAATCTTCAGGGTCACTAAATCTAGTGTACTCCTTCTTGAATTTAAGTGGTAAAGTTCCTGTACCAATATTCCTTCCTTTAGCAAAGATCAAATCTACTAGACCCTCTGTATTATTGCCACTATCATCCTGCATTATTCCGTAGTACTCTGGTCTATATACAAGCATAACAATATCAGAAGCCTGCTCAATCTCTCCACTCTCTCTAAGGTCAGATAACGTAGGTCTAGACCCTTCTCTCCTATCTACACCTCTACTAAGTTGCGATAGAGCCACTATTGTTATGTTTAACTCTTTAGCTATGTTCTTAAGTTCACGAGCTACTAGGGCTACCTCCTGCTCCCTTGAGAAGCCACTACCCTTAACTAACTGTAGGTAATCTACAAGGACAAACTTAACATCCTTAGTTATTACGTACTGACGTATCTTATTTAGTAGGTATCTTAATGACGAGTCCTTACACTCATCAACGAATAGTTGAGTCTTCTCTAGCTTACCTATAGCAGTATCTACCCTTGCTAACTCCTCATCCTCTAGTGTACCCTTCATGATGTATCTGTTATTAACAGAACTTTCCAATGATACTAATCTTTGTAGTAGTTGTGTATCTCCCATCTCGTATGAGAATACTGCTGATGGTATACCTGCCTTAGCACAATTATAACAGAAGGCTAAACCTAGTGATGTTTTACCCATTGAGGAAGCACCACCTATGACTATAAAGTCAGTCTCTTGCCAACCTCCAGTAAACTTATCTATAGATTGAAACCCTGTAGGTATACCAACCATCTCGTCTGAAGACATACGTCTCTGTATATCGTCATGTAGTATCTTTAATTGTTTCTTTATATCGGGTATATCGTTACCCTTAACCTCTGATATAGATTGCAACTCCTTTTCTACGTGACCAAGTATATCGAATAGGTCATCCCCTTTATTCATCATGTTGTTAGAGACTTCCAACAACTTCTTAAATCTTATCTTCTTTTCCTCTTGAGATAGGTAGAGGATTAAGTGCGTAGTGTTATATAGGCTAAAATCTTTAGAGTAACATTCTACTAACCTATATTGGGCTAGAGGATCTTTAACTGATTGAGATAATATTAAAAGATCAACCTTCTCTCCAGAGTCTAACCTTGATGATACTTGATTGTATATTTTTCTGTTAAGGGAATCCTTAAAGATTGATTCTGTAATTAAACTATGATTATCGTAGTACTCCTTTGGGTAGGACATGATGCGACCAAGCAACATTACCTCCATTTCTTCGTTATCTGTCATCGGTAATATAGTTTGGTTTCTTATATAGGTTTGTGTTCTTTATCTCAGAACTCTTACCATCGGCACTGATGATAAGCTCACTTTCCCAACCCTTCTGATTAATCCACGTACATGGATTCTTTCTGTACTTCTTGTCAGGGGTTGATGCTACGTAGGGTTCTACACCTTTTATGGCCAGTCCCATCTCTCTTAGGGTTAGGTTTATAAAGGATTTTTTAGTTCTTATTTGATCGGTCTTCTTATCATATAAAGTCCAAAACATATCAAAAGCTTTTGCCTTCCTAGCCATAGTACTGTCTTCAGAGTCAGATGTATCTTCATCCTTAGATATTCTAAAGTCAACCATATTAAAGTGGTTGTTAATGTTTTTAAATATACATTTAGCTTCTACTTCACTTGAGTATATTGATTGGTGTAAGACACCACCTATGTAAAAATTGATAGCCTTACCATCAACCTCAATAAAATCTACCCTATCTAGGTCTATTAAATCTGTATCTGAAACTCTGTACTTCATAGCTTTGTGGTTGGTTTTGGTTTGGTAAAAAAAGGGGAAGCTTTATAACCTCCCCTTTATCACTATCAATTAGAATGGTAAGTCATCTACTGGTTGTGGTTTAGCTTGACTCTTAGCCTCAGGCTTAAACGTGTCAACCTCTACGTAGTGAGTCTTTCCATACTCATCAACCTCACGCTTCTTTACAACCTTTAACTTAATGTACTTGTCTCCATTGTACTCGAACATAAAGTCCTTAGCTTCTGAACCTAATTTGGTAAGGTTTAATGCGAACTCTACTAGTCCACCATCAAATTTTTCAGTACCATTTCCAATGTAAATCTTTTCTGTCTTGTTACTCATAGCTTTTAGCTTTTAAATAAAATAATTAATAAGTGCCTCTCTTTCTGTTGTATCTAAATACTTAGCAATCTGTTTAAGATGTCTTATCTTAAACTCATTAGGATTGGCTAGGTACTTATATAGGGTAGGTCGGCTTAACCCTAATCTTTCTGACAACCATAGTATGGTTATTCCTTTATTTTTTAAAACTTCTCTTAGTATCATAACGTATCCATGATTAAATGATCGTCAACCACTGCCTCGTTATCTATAAAGAACCTTCTGTACGTATCAAGTAAGTATTTATACTCATCTCTACCTCTGTCCATAAACTCTTTACCTGCGTAGAATATAGATACGTTGTATGGGGCAACTTTCTCCTGCGTTATGAAGACAAACTCGTCACACCCAAACCCATCTGAGTAGAAGGATGCTTGTCTGTCATACCCATACTTCCTGCAAGAGCCTGAGAATCCATATAGACTTCCATCCCCAGTAGTTTTTAAGTCTATCAACGTCTTACCATTTCGGTAATCAGCTTTACCCTTGCAGAATACTCCTGTGTCACTATCCTGCCAAGCGTTAGCTATCTCCCTCTCTCCTTCAGCAACCATTAGGTCTCTTACTTCCTTGTGAGAGAACAACACGTCCTGCATACGCATTATCTGGTCGTACTCTTTAGTTAAGATAATAGTAGGGGCTTTAACATTCTCTAACTTGAATTCCTTGTACCCCTTAGTAGTCCTTGTAGCTGAGTCAAATACCTTAACCTTCTGATAAAACTCATTAGGTTCTAGCATTGCTACATGGTAAGCCCTCCCAAAAATCATAGGGAAAGTTTCAGTCCTTAACTGAGGGTTATCCCTCATCAGTTTATAGGTTCTAACATCCTTCTTTATTAGCCCTAACTGTGAGTTCGTTACAAACTCATAGTCAGAGTAATAAAAAGAGTCATCCTCTAGCTTACTTATGAAGCTATCAAGACTCATTACGCTAAGGTCTTAGAGATTTTAATAACCTTGTCAAGATTGTCTTGCTGGGTTTTGGTTAGGATATAACCATTCATTTTCTGCTCAACTACGCTACCCTTACCTTGCTCTATAGCAGTCATCATAGCTTTATATTGCTCAGATGATAGTTTAGGCTTAGATTTAGGTGTCGTAGCTTTTGCAGGGGGGGACGTATGACCTTTAACTGCTCCGTTTCCATCATCATCACCAGTAACTACACCAATGAAGGAAGCTAATGCGTATCTCCTAGCGTATGATATAGCTGAACCAACTCCATGTGCATCTTCCTTAGATGGAATATACATAGTAGAGGATAAGTACTCGCCACTAGAATGTGATAGAATTGTTGTTAACCCACCTACATCTGTAGGCATTTGGATGATTGATAGCTCATTTTCGGCTAATAATGACCTTACTGAGTCCCATACTGAACCTAAATCAGCATAATTACTCTTAAAAAAAGGATTCTTTGAGTTCTCTTTGGCAGGTCTCAACTGAGCCTGAACCTTTGATAGGGCAAGGGTTAGGTTGCCAATGGTTTCTGATTTCTCCATTTTGGTTTGATTTAATTAACTTTCTGTTACAAATATAGTAAAATTTCTTTACTATTAGCTACTATTAATAATATTTATTTGGATAATTGTCACTATCTTAATTAAGTGCTGTGACCTATAACTAACTCCAGATTATTTTTATACACTGCACCTTTTTCTTTTAATATCTTATTTTCTGACAATCGTCTTTGTATGTAATTACCTTTCTTTTCTTTATGGTAGTCAAGTTTCTCTTCAGGTGTCATATCTGTAAACCTACCTGTTTTTTTAATTTTATTATCGTGGAGGAATACCACCTTTTTTATCTTATCCATGCCTTAGTCTTGTTTTAGTTAATAATTTAACAGTTGCTAAATCTACATTAAAAAGTAGTTTAGCTTGGTGTTATATGCAATTACCATCTTCATCAAATTCATATTGATTTGCTTCACATAATTCAAGTAATCCTTCATCTGAATATTGGTATTCTGTGTCCGAATGTAAAGAATTTAATACGTTGTTAGAATCACCCTCCCTCAAACCAACAATTAAATCAATATCCCAACAAAATCCAGTAAGAGGGAGGTCATCAGCACTTAATCTACACAACTTTTCGTGGTCATAATCTTTAAAGGTAATATGTTCACCTCTATCGGGTACTTGGCTTATTGAATAATCAAAAGTACCCCCAATTTTATTACTCAAAGATTTAATACTGTTAATTATTTCATCTACGCTATGTTGATTTAAATCGTGCCAATTATTTCTTATCCATTCAAAACATTTTTCTTTGTTTGGATGCTCTTCTATCGTGTAAACTTTTGTTTCTATAATTCTCATTTTAATCTCTTTTTAATCTGTTAATAAAAAGCATATAACAATAGCTATATGCCATACTCGTTCCTCGTTCAGCACATAGCCAAACCGTTATAAAACATTTACTTCACTTTGGCAATACCATTCACCATTTATAAGGTAACTCCATTGGTCAAAATCCCACTCAGTTTCTTCAATCACACCTTCAAACATTTGTT